CTTTATTCAAAAACTTTTTGACAAAGTTGTTAATATCGCTTTGAGTTTGTTTCACTTTATCCATGTTCTTAATATTAAACCTATACCTTTTGTCTCCGACATTGTATTCAAAACCTTTGAAATCGTCGTTTAAAACATTATTTGTTTCTTGATCAAACCTAGATTTTTGCGCTTCATAAACCTCACGTGATTGTGCAGATTCTTCGTTGTATTTCTTGTAGAACTCAATAGCTTCTCTCTGCTCATCAGTGAGCCTAGATCCACTTTTAAGATCTTCATAGTATTTAGACTTTTGCCCGTCTAAGTAGGTCTTAGCCTCTGCAACTTGCTCTTTTAAGGCTAATTTTTTTCTTTTAATATCTCTTTCAGCTTCTAAATCTTCATCAAAAGAAAACTGATCTTCCATTAAGAAGTTTATTTCTTCGTCATTTAGATGCGGTTTAGTCGTTTTGTAGTACTCAAGAAGAATATCTTGATCGTCAAGATCCTCTATATTTCTATTGAGATTTACGTAGTCTCTAATATCACCACCGGTCTCATTCATAAAGCTAATAAGCTTTTCTACATTTTCAGGTATTTCAACCTTAGGTTGCTCTATTGGTAGTGGTTGCTCTTGTACTTCTCCTTGCGGCTGTACTTCTTCTTGTTCTTGTGTGGGCTCGGGACTTTCATCGACTCTAGCCACTCCTGTGTCGTCAGGGTTACTTTCTTCAGTTTCATTGGTTATTGGTTGTGATAAATCTACTTTGATTACGTCAGGATCGTCTGCGCTTTCAAATTTACTTAAATCTACTTTTGGTGTTTCTTCGACTTGCTCTTGAGGTTTTTCGTTCTCGACCTCGTTGATCACTTCTTCAAGGTCTGTTTGATTTTCATTTTCCATGATAAAATATTATATAATTAATTTCCTATTTTTGGGTTAAAATTCCCAGTGTTGATACCTCCAAGTACATCATTACCTGAAGATTCAAATCTTTTAGTGTCTTCTTTCATTTTTTCTCTCCTATCCTTACCCTGCTCTTTCATATTTTCAAGAGACATGTTTTGGTCATGAGATCGTCCTTGCGCTCTTTCGTTGAGCTCAAACTCAAACGACATTAATTCTTTCTTTAGTCTAACTTCCTCTTGAAGATAGTTCATTTTACCTTCAGCTTTTAAAGTTTCTATTTGGATGTCTGCTTCAGTTTTTGCCTGATTTTTTTGTATCTCAGCATTAGCAGCGGCTTGTTGAGCTTGCGCATTCGCTTCAGACTGCGCGCGCATGTTCTCTTGCTGCATTTTTTGATCTCGCTCAAGTTTCTTTTTTCTTTTTATTTTTAGAAGTTGATTAGCTAGTTTCACGTTTTTAACTTCGCGTATATCTATTGCGTCGTCTAAATCGATTAATTGTTGAGCTAGTGCTGTTTGAATATTATTTTCAAGCATTTGCTTTTCTTCTTCATCAGGCTCTAGTTCTAAAAATATACCAAAATCATATAAATATAGCTCCGACATTTCGCTTAACGTCGCAACGTTGTGAGCTCCAATTGATTGAACAAATGCATCCGCTGTTGGGGAATATTCTAGTATATCAGATATTCTTAGTGAAAGCGCTTCAGCTATTTCAGTTGTTAAATACATTGAACCAAGAAGAATATGTCTAGTAGCAACGTTTGAATTAGCCGCGGCAAGCTTTTGAACACCAACTAATGACTTAGGATCTGGTAAAGTACCGTCTCTCGCCTCGTTAAGACCTGTTACATCACGGATCATTTGTAGATAATAGTTGTAAGTCTGGATTAAGCTTTGTATTTTATTTTGACCAGCACCGTTTGCTATTTGTTGAATAGGTATTTTGCCAGGGTTAGGATCTCCATCTCCTGTAAAACTTCTACCGATTACACTACCAGTTTGGAAGAACATATTAAGCGCTTCTTGAGGATTGTAGTTCGTGCCGTTACCTAAATCTATTTCAGCAAGTCCATCGGCATCAAGGTAAACACCATCTGGTACCATTCTCGCCATGACCTGCTGTAACTTCAAGTGCGTTAATTGAATCATGTCAGCAAAACCAGTAATTCTACTAACAATAGACTCGATTTTACCGTTATACATTCTAGGCGCAACAATAGAGTAGTTCATCTTAACTTTATTAAAGTCTGACTTACTACGCATCATGTTTTCGCACTTACGCCATCTTAACATTATATCAGTACCTAACACTATAGCTCCTTCAAAAACACACTCTACAGATCTTTGTAATCTTTCGTAACCATTTTGAGATTCAGCTGGAGGATTAAAAGAATCGTCTTTGTGTATAACTTTAGAACCTCCAGTAGCAGTATTTTTTACTTTATACACGCTATTCATGTAAGTTCTATAGTTAAAGTATAAAACCTCAACTTTATTCTTATCTTGATCGTGTAAGCGTCTTCCGGACGTGTATCTCTTAGAGTGTGATTTATTTATTTTTTCTAAATCATCATGAGTTAAGTGATCAAACTCTCTAGCTAACTCGTTGATAGGTATGGTTTTTATTTCTCCAATATAATACAAATCTTCAAAGTATGGAGATTCAGTGTGAGAATATACAATATTAGCTGGATCAACATAATCAATGGTAACTCCATCGCTCCAGTTAAACCCAGTTTTTACACAACCAATGCCTAGTACGGTTAAGTCGTATAGTAATCTTCTTCTAGTTAAGTCGTATTTATTTCCTTCTAATAAAACGTTAATCGCTTGCTCTTCAGCTAACTCCACAGCCTGCTTGTAGTTTAATTGCATGTGAAGAACTAACTCCTCTTCCGTGTCAGGCAGCATATCTGGCTCGTTTTCAAACAAGTCAACATTGAACATTTGCGCTGCTTTATTGTTGAAGTCTTTGGAGCGCATGTCTCTTATAATAGACTCCATATATTCAGTGCGCTTACTTACTCCATACTGATCTTGAGAATACGCTTTTATATTAAATATTCTTTCCGACATTCCGTTAACAACGATGTCTACAAACTTAGGTATAATAGGTACTGGCTTCCAATCTAAATTTAGATATGATAAATCACCATTGATAGATAGTTCGTCTTTATATTTTTGTATTGACTGCTCGCCTCTAGCGTATAATCTTAAATTATGAAACTTATGCTGCGAGTCAGTATATCTATTTGAATAAGTATCGTTAAACCACTCTTGCTCTATAGCTTTAGCCACCTCTAGCCCATATTTTAGAGACATCTTCTCCGCATCTGGTACAACTTGAGATGGAAAGTTAGTATATAATGATTCAGCCATAGTTATTTAATTATTTGAGATGTAAATCCCTTATTATCATATTTAGCTATTTTCAAACCTAAAGATTCTTTTTGTGTTTTCATGTGTGGCGTATAAAGATGCCTATTACACGCCATAATAGCAAGCCCTGAACTAATAGTAGCATCGTGCTTCGTTCGTTTAGTAATATCAAACCTCGCCCAATCATTTAACGTGTCATTGAAATACATGGCGCCATAATTACCATCACCAAGATGGCCAACGTGTTCTTGTATATACATTTCAACTGCTGCTGCGTGAGCTTGTTTAATATCCTCGCTTGAGTTTGGTATACCACCAATTTCTTTTTCTGTAACAGAAAGCTTAGTCCATGCTTTGTCAGGTCTATTCATACTGTAACCTCTATAACCTCTACGTCTTAAGTAGTATAAAAGTCTAGGTTTGTTGTTCTCCGCTAATAACGGCATTCCGTAAAACGCCAACGCCATTAAAACGTCTTCAAAAAATATTTCAGCGGTTTGTGGTCTTGCTATATATTCTAAGAAAAAAGAACTTTTGGGAGCTTCTTCCATAGAAAATTTTGTTAGTCCGTGTAAAGCACCTTTCGAACCACGACCGTCAACAGTACCACTAATGTCGTAACTATCACAGCCAAAGGCTCCAATGTGCTCGTTGCCAGGGTATTTAATTCCATTTTTTACAATGCTTTTATTTTGCAAATGTGCTGGCGGAACCCAACTTATGTTAAACCTACCTTTTGGATCAGGGTGAAAAATCACTTCAGTATCTTTAATTCCGTTAGCCCAACCAAACGTCCCTCTAGTTACAGGCGCGTTATGTCTCGTGCCTTCGTTGTAATCTATTTGCTCATATATCTTAACAAGATTAAATAAACTATTAGCTATTTCATCTCTAAATGCATGCTCTTCAGTGCGGGGAAACTGTCTGTAAAACTCGTTTAATGCGTCTTGATCATCTTTTAATCCCTCAGCTTCATTCTCCCAGTTTGTTATTACATCTACATCTATTAATTCACCGTCTGGTCCATATCGTACATCATCACTTCTACTATTAAAGACTGGAAGTCCGTACTCGTCAATAAATCCTTCATAGTTCCATTCCATTGGGATAAAGAGAGAATAAAGGCCAGACTTCGTTTGTCCATTACGATTTCTTCGTGTGACGTCAGAATCATAGTATAGTTTTTTAAAGTTATCTCCACCTTTGTCAAGCGCGTTGCTGGTTGAACCCATCATGCACTTACCAACGATTCTACTACCTAACCTTAAACAGGTTTTAGTAACTCGCCAGTTGTTTAATATGTTATCAGGCCTTTCCCACTTACCACTCTCATCATGCACTAGCAGGTTTAGCTTTTCACCGTCATAACTATTATCGCCTGTATTCTTCCAGTCAATCGTAGTATCAAGACCTACTATCTCCTCAAGCTGCTCGTTAGTTTCTATTTTTCTACGAGTAAACTTACTAGCCGGAACTCGATACGCAAGCTCAGACTTCGGACGATCCATACCATCTTGTATAGGTTTAAAGAAGAACGGGTAATTTATTGATATAGGTACAACTTTATCCGTAAACATCTTCTTTGCATCGGCACCAG